CTTTGATTCTACGATTAAATAATTCGCACCAAGATGCGTGATCTTACCAACGATGCTACCTTTTTTAGGTAGCACAACTGTCTCACCTTCTTCGAATATTCTATCACGGATATATGATTCGCGAATATCTGAGACTGGTTCCAATTGAATATGTTTGGTAAACTCTTTTGTTTCTTTTAATCCCATGCCATTACGTACGGCATTGAATAATTTTTTAGATTCAGCGTTTGAGAAACCTTTAGGAAGACCTTGAGCAAATGTCGTAAAATCGTTATCACTAGCGGCAGATCTCATTTTTGAAGCGCTCATACCTTCTGCGCCTTCTGCATCTGGATCTCTATCGCCTGCAGAAACTATGTTGATTTTATTAAAATTATAAAATCCATGCCTTGCTTTTTGACCATTGTATTTTTTCAAAAGGACATCAAATTCTCTCATACGATCTTGGCCAACTACCATGGTTATGTTTTTGTAACCTTGATTATATAATTTTACTGCACATTCCATAGCGTTCTTACATGACTTTTCTAAGATAATAGATCTAGCATGCCGTGGAAACATTTTACGAACGGTCTTCACTTTAGTCTTATAGTCAAGAGGATTCTTTTTAGAATCTTGTGACTGAGACAAATATACAAAATAAGGCATCCGTCCAGCGACAGATGCTAATTTATCTAAAAGTTTTTGATGACCTATTGTGGGAGGATTCATTCGACCAAAGGTAAAAAATACCTCGCGTTCTTCCTCAACCAAATAGTTTTTAAATGAACCTATCATTTTGGTTTAGCCTGCGCTTGTTTTCTAGCAAGTTCTTTAGCACGTACATCTTTAAACATACGTTTAGCAATCATATTGATACGATTTTTCAAAGCAGGCTTATCTAATTTCTTTTCAATCTCTTGTCTACGTGCAAATGATAGTTCACTCTTTGGTGTATTTTTAACCATTTTATCGAATATAGCTTTACGTGCAGCTTTACGTGCTCTTTTCAAAAGCACATCTTTATTAGCCATTCTACGTGCTGCACGGATTCTACCTAATGCAATTTTTGCTTTATTTTTTTTAAAGGATCTACTGCGAGCTATACGCTGTTGAGGTGTTAAAGCTTCTTTTTTCTCTGGTGGATAAGTAGATGCATATTCAGCATCACTACCAGCGCCTTGACCACGACGTCTTTTGTGTGCTCTATATTTTACTAAATCATCTTCACCCGGCCGATAATCGACCGTTATAAAATCTTTAAAGCCTAAAGGCATCCTTATCTCCCAGGTTTATCCCATCCTTTAAGTATATCTGGCGAAAAGTTGTTGTACGAGAATTCCATTCTGTCAACAATCTTTACCGCGTCACCACCAAGTTTATCAATAGCGACATATCCTTCGGGACCAGTGGTTTTATAACCAGTTTTAGTCTTGACGAACGTGTCAACATTAGATAGTTTATTAAGTATATTTATCAATTTTAATTTTGCTAAAACGATTTTTTGTTGCAATTCAAACATCATTTTTAAATTAATTTTATTTTCATTTGAAAAAAATGTTAAAATTTCATCTAATTTCTTTTGCTTACTAGCTTTACCCTTTTCGGTTTTAAGCTTATCTATTTCTTTTTTATATCGTTGTCTAATCCACTGAATAAGAGCATTTACTCTTTTAGTTGGATCAGGAGGTATTTGACCTAAACGTACATAGCTATTAGCATGGGTCTCTATTAATCCAGCAAGTTCTTGATTCGCCTGTAATGTACGTAAGGTAGATCCGGCAATCTTATTGAATATGCGGCCGCAGTCAGATAGAAGTGAATTAACCTCATCTGTATCTTTCTTAGTCATCGTATAACGAGTCAAATCACGTAACATAGCATCTTGAGACCATACGTTTGTAGAGTTTCTAAACTTAGTTACGTCTACACCGTACGATGCTTTCATCGTCTCAAATGTGGAGCCAGTGTACGTCGTATGCCAGACGATTCCGATTTTGGATTTTTTGATAGTTGTAGCTGCAGGAGTGCCAGCGGGAACAGCATACATGATAGTATTAGGGTGGAAAGTGACAAACCTATCCCCTTTGATTTTGCTGGTCTTGACATCTCCTGACGTGAAAAGTAAATCACCTTGTACGACTCCTTTTATTCCAAGTTCAGGTAGGTACTTTAAACATAATTTTAATTTAGCATTAAGATCACCACTGGTATCAGCATCAATATCTGCATCAGTCTTATAGACCTTTGGATTTTTATTAAAGATACCTTTCTTAGCAACGAAAAACTTTCCGTCTCTTGGATCTGTACCACAAAACACAGCAGGCGCACCATCCCACTTAACAGATACATTGCCCTCATGTGTTCCTTTTAACATATCTCGTAAAGAACGTAATGCCATAATAGCTTGACGTGTACCATTCACACCACCATAGAGAACCTTGTCCTCAATGTGAGTCATGTGAGTATTTTTCTGTTCGGTTAATGTAGATTTAAACGTTTGCATATTTTTTCAATCTTTCTGCTACTTTTTCAAAGGGTTCAAACATGCTTATTCTAAATATAACCCTTTCTTTTGGACCATTATCAACTGAATGTACAGCTTGGGTATTAAGTAACGCATTTTTATAATGGTATTCTTTTCCCGATATTTTTATAGGTGCTATTTCATCGCTTAATATAAAATTAAGTGAGCATTCTGCTTTTAGATCTGTATGTTCGGGCAAATAACAATTTGCACCAAACCAAAAAAACACTGATCTAGGAAGCATAAATTTAGAAGCACCTTTAACCTCTAGATCTTCCATAACATTCTCTATATATGGACTTGTATAAGGACTTTTCATAATCACATTTTCAGTTCTCCAGCCAGGAGAATTTGTATAATTATAATATATTTTTCTTTCTTCACGACTTGCAGCTTTTGAAATAGGAAATCTAGTTTTTTTAGCCTCTTCACAATCTGCCATAATCTTTTCATAATCTAAAGGATAATTAATATGAACTAGATTCATCATAAAGATCCTTTAAACTTAAATAGGACCATATCAAAAGCTGCTGTTATTCTAGCATTGTTCGATCTAACGGTTGCTCTCACGTCTATATCAGATTTCTCTGGTATTTCGATTGGTGTTGCAAATGAATAGAAATATTCTCCACCACCAGATACCTCAAATGTATGCCCAACTCTAAATGTAGATTGACCAGCATATCTTACATACATAAATCCAGATGCATCAGCTCCTGATTGGCAAGTCATAACTCCCTGCATAATATATGCTTTATAATTAGCTGGTACAGTGTAGACCGCCATAAGAGTTTGCCCTTGACCAGCTGTAATTCTAGCCACTGTAGTTCCACCTGCAGCACCTGCTTCTAAATCTATATTACCTGTATTTGAAAGACTCCCATCAATACAAAAAGCTCTGTTTACCCTTCGGAATAATTTTGTGCCAAGCGTATCAGTACCAGATATAGTTATAGTTTCTTCTTGAAAATTCCAATTAGAATCTAATCCTTGTATAGTAACTTTATGACCTTCATCAGCTGCATTGTTTCTTTCGACATTAATAACAGCAGGTGTGTCAAGTGCAGTCCATGGATATAAGGTATCATTGATATCCCAAACAGATCCAGTGTTATTGATACTCATTGCAGGTACAGCACCAAACTTATGGTTGGAGCTATATCGCACCATATCTCCACGTGCGATTTGAATTCCATGATGTTCAAGATATTGGCTAGGCATTATATTTCCTTAGAGGTTTTTGAAGCTTTAGCTTTTGGAAATACGCCAACCCTTGCGTTCTTAACTACTTGACCAGCAGCTCGAGCGTCACCACGACGAGCTTGAAAACGAATAAAGATTACTGCTTCAAATTCACCCGTTGGAATTTCTCCATTAGTTCCTTTGTGTACTGATGTAATTGTATAAGGACCTTCACCACTTCCTTTTAGATTCATATTGCCTAAGTGAAATTCATCTACGTTTGAAATACCAGGTTCTTTCCCATACAATGGTCCATACATCATCATACGAATCAACTGTTTATCTGAAATTGATCTATAGAAGCTATCTCCACTCTGCAACCCATCTGGTCTTAGCTTGTTGACGTCTTTCATAAACTTAGCTACAAATGAGTTTCCTCTATATTGAGGTGGTAGAGCTTTATCGGACAGACCACCATACTGTTGATAGTGTTTAGCAGAACTACCAGCCTTATGAGAAATAAATGCTGTTGGATTACCTTTAGAATCAATTATAGTCATATCAGACTTTGGTTCAGATCCTTGAAACTTACCTTCTGTCTTAACCATAGCAGCACATTTCACTGTACGACCATTAATATTCAATGTGATCTCTGGGATACCTTCTTTAGCAAGAATTTTGTTTAGATTCTTATTAAAATAGTTCATTGCCATTGTTTCGGCATTAGTACCAGATCCAGCACCACGACCACCAAAATCACCTGTTTTTAAAAAGTCTCCAGGTATTTTCATATTACCTTTAGAAGTCTTTACAGACATAGAAGAACCACGAGCAGGAAATTTGCCATCAGCATTCATAAAGATTTTTACTTTATCATATTCACTAGCTGGAATAGTTACATCCTCTTTACCACTAGTGGCAAATGGCTCTTTTTCTTTGATCTTTCGAAGAAATGTTAGAACTCTATTTTCGTCTTTCCGTAGATCACTGATCTTCAACGCGTTAAAAGGGTTCTTCATTTTAAATTCTAATAGAAACGATTTAAACCTGAGCATGTGCTGTCCCATATGATAAAAATTATACTCTTATTTATAACAAATAAAAAAACAGGGGGAAAATCCCCCTGTTAAAACCTAATTACAAATGACGCTATTACTTAAATTAACTCTATAGCTTTCTCACATGTCTCATTATTACGACGTGTCCATCCTTTACCAAATGTGTCAAATGTATTCAATGACTCATAGAACTCTTGACGAACATCAGCATAATTTTTAATACATTCCTCAACACCACCAACTTCGTCAATATAAGCATCAAGAGCTCGTAGTGTGTTAGGGCCAATACCGCCGTCAGCAGTAGTACCAATCATTGATTGTAATTTCTTTGCAGCTCGACCAGTGCCTGAATTAACAGCCCAATCAAATACTGCTAGATCAAGACCAGATGGAAGGTCGTCACCTTTTACACGATCCCAATAGTTTTTCTTATATAAAGGACCTACGTCTTCTGGTGTGAGCGCACGCATCTCATCTTCATCTGCGTCACCATCAGTCCATTCGTCCCAAACTCGTTTTGTTACTCCTAGATTAGTCATACCACCTGGATCACGAGGGTGATTAACAAATCCGCCTTCATGATGCAAAATAGTTTCTAATGCTAGTTCAAAGTTTTCTGCAGCCAACTGTACCTCCTAAATATGTATGGTGCCGCCACACGGACTCGAACCGCGGACCTGAGGTTTACAAAACCCCTGCTCTACCAACTGAGCTATAGCGGCCTATTTACGTTGATATATATACGCGTCGACACGATCAGCAAATCTAAGAGGAAGCTCTTGCCGATATCGTTTAACGCCTTGTCTATGGCCACGAGCATGAAGCTTTACATAGTAACGCTCATCACGACCACTTTTTTTAAGCATTTTATTCATGGAGCGAACAAGTTCACGAAGATCGTCAATAGCAGGATCGACAGGATCAAACGTATCAAAATACGCTTCTGAGTTTCTCATAATGTCACCGAAAAGCTAATTAGGTTTTCTTTGATAAATGAACGCCAACCTTCGTTCTCTAAATCATAAACTGCAACTACATTAGTATTAGTGCTCTGTTCAGTTTGACTTTTAGGATGTTTTTCTACAGGGATGATACCAGGATTTAACGTAGCTCGCATAGTGCGTTCACTACCATCCTTTTTGGTAAATACAATTGTTGCTTCAGATTTTCGAAGCTGATCAAGTAATTTTTCAAATACATCTGCAGCAACTGCTTCTGGTCCATCAATCATTTTGTTTTTCCTCTTCCATGGTAGTATCTAAAGCACGTACGAAGCTCTTCATTATTTTGAAGGCCTCTTCGCTTTTGTCAACACCAGCTGGTATACATACAGCTGTATCTAACCTTTGAATTGCAGCTGCAGCCTTATTACAAGTAGCTTCATCTGCATAAACCATAGGTTGCATAAGCATATTAGTTATTAAAAGGAATTTCATTATCCCCAATCCTCCTCATAAGCACGTTGACCGCGAACGCGATCGCCATAATGTTCATCAAGATATTTAGAGCCATCAGTATAATGGATTTCAGATTCACCGCTGTCATATTTAGCGGTTAAATTAGCACGCTTAGATTTGCGTTCAACTTCGATCTCATCAGTCCAACGCTTAGCAATGCGGGCACCGTTTTTCCATCGTGCCCGACGCTCTGCAATCTTTTTAATGAGTGCGATACGCTCTTCATAAGTAGTAGCTATTTCCATTTCCATATGTCTATCCTCTGTTGGAATAATGATTTATTCTATCACGAATAATTTTGTTTGTAAACTGACAAATTGTCACAGCTTACAAATATCCGAGCTGTTGAAGACCAACATCAACAACAATTGTCACTACGACGATAAAAATCATCACGTGTAGTATTTGGTTTAATTCTTTCATCGATTCATCCTTTTTATTTTTTTTCGTCATATATAAGATATAGGTATTCGAAAGTGATTTGTCAACCCCCTAAATGAAAAAAAATGCACTTTTTTTACACTTTTTTTGAAAAAAAGTTGTTTACTTTATAATTTAGGCGTGGTATAAATATCACTTGATCGGTGAGATCAGTGGAAGCTATCTGGACACGGGGGCAGTACCCGTCGCCTCCACCATAAGGACATTGATAATGTGGATATATGAATGCGAAGCTGGTATATATACCGAAGATAGTTTAATGAAACTTCTTTATGTGATTTTTGCGCATAGATTTAGTCACCTGTTAAAAGGTGAAGGTTTCAAAGATTGATGTCTTTATGATGGGGGCGAACTAGGATCGACAGGTAAGGGAATCTGGTTGAGATCAAAAAAACTAAATGCAAACGATAATTTTGCTCCTGTAGCACAAGCAGCTTGATGCTACGCGGTATGGGCACCGCCGGGCAACAGAAAGGGCCTATTTTTTAATATTAAAAGGAAATCTAAAAATGAAAAAAGTACTTTTTGCCGCGGCAATTGCTCTCGGTGCTACCACTGCCAGTGCGCAAGAGGTTAGCCCGTATCTTCAAGGTGTAGGCGTAGTTGTAAACAACGACGTTGAATATTCAATTGAAAACGAAACCTTCACAACAGAACCAGAACTCGTAGTTAGTGCATATGGTGCTAGTGCGTATGCATCAGCTGGTGTTGACGCTGAAGAGATCGAAGTAACCGATGCTACATTCGGTATCTCTTACGACCTGAATATTCAAGGTGTTACACTTACACCATACTTCGAGTATCTCACAGACGGTGACTTTGAGAATACCGACATGATCGTTGGTGTATCGACATCCATTAAATTATACTAATTAATATTAGGTGATTTTTGAGGAATATTATTTTTCAATATTACTTGACGAATGATAAAGAGAGCGAGCTACCGGAGGCTGTAAGGGTTTCCAGTGGCTCGTTCAAACAATATGCAATTAAGTATGACGCAGATTATCTTTTTACCTCACAGCCTTACACGGTTGCAGGTAAAAGTAAAGTTCCGTACTATAGATTCTTTGAAATTCTTCGAATGATCTATGATCCGTATTTTGAAGATTATGATAACGTCTTATACGTTGATACTGATATTTTTCCCCACTATGCGGCTCCGAATATATTCGACGTTCCATACGAGGAAGTTCTAGGTATACCAGAACAACAATTTGGTCAATCAGCTCCAGGATGGTGGTCGCCATGGAAGCCTGATTGGGAAGATTATAAAATAAAGTTTACTGATTGGGGTGCACCACTTGTTAAGATGAAAGTCCCATATAAGGGTAAGAATAAGGAAGAGTGGGCTAGAATTAGAATATTGAATACCGGTGTTTTTATGATGACAAAAGACGCTAGGTTGAAAGCAAGAAAAATGTGGGATAATTGGCAAGGTTGGCCTTACACCCCAAAGAGTCAAAGAGATCCACATTACTCTCTTTTAAACGATCAACCATATATTAACTGTATGTTAGCTAAATACGATTTTAAAGTATTGGAAGCAAATAATTATTGGAACATTCCACCAGCTTGGTGGGACTTTGAAGAAGAAGTTCCTATAGATGCATATTTCTACCACTTCAGTGGACTGTCTAAAAAGGACCTAGTTAGGTGGCATTCTAAACTAGGGCTACCTCATACTGTGTCTTAGCTATTATAAATCTTCTGTAAATGAGTCTCGAATGCCTCAACCTTTGCCAATCTATCAGGCCAAAGGATATATTCCTTTTCGGGATTCTTTTTTAAATTATTGAGTAGAGGAACCACGGCATTATATAGTTTATCAATCTTATCTTGAGTGGCAGTAGCAGTTGATTCTACAGCAGAAGCCTGTTGCTTCGCAGCTTGTACTGCTTCAAGCTCTTCTTCATCTACTGCAGTAAAGCCAAAGTCAAAAATATCATCAGACATTATCTGTAACCTATTACCATATAACGGGTAAAATCACCTAGCATGTTTAGTCCGCCTTTGTATTTTACATTTGTTATGCTAAACATATCGGCTAAATCTTGACTTTTCTTTATAGGAGATTTAGCGTAATCGTTACTTTGAACTATTATTAATTTATTTGATGGTATACCATTAGCCCAATCAGAAGCCATATGCTCACTGCTAGTATTAATAATAACACCAAAATCTATTGTTTGCTCTTCATAATCTCTATAGTCAACATCTTTAATGCTAAATGTCGTAGGACCACTAAAATCTAAAGAGTTAATATCAGCCGTGCATGCTGCAAATTTTCTATCTACTTTCCACCAAGAAGCATTTAATCTATTAGCAATTTGTTCATGTCCGGGATCAATATCAAAAGATCTAACCTTTCCTATAGTCGGAAAAAGTTGAATTAAATCATCTGCCCATGCAGCGCATCCAGATGCAAGAATTGCTGCACTTTTATCCTCAATGTCTATCTTCCCACCTTTTTTTAATTTTGAAAGTTCTCTTAATAGCCATGCTTTACTTAAGATGTGGTGAGTATTAATTGAATTCAAATTAAAATCTGGAAATTCGCTATAGGCACCACCTATTAAATATCCCAGTCTCGTTAAATTCATTTACTTCCTCCCTATTGCCATAAACCTATTGTATTCAGCAAATTCTTGTTCACCGATATATTTAATTTCTGCAAGTCCGCACATCTTATTAAATTCATCAAGATCCCTGCAACAGTTAACATGGTCTTCATATTGATATGCATTATTACTCTGTATAACTAATAATGCTTCGTCTGGTATTCTGTGTAACCATTTCATATAATCTGATTGACTTAAATGTTCTGCACTCGTATTTATAATCACATTGTATTCATTATAGTGCTCGAACTTTAACATATTCACACATTCAAAATCATATTTGTCTTGATTTCTTTTATTAATTTTAATAGAAGGCATTCGGCAACCTTCATCTATATCGATATTTGTTATATGACCTACTGGCCAATTTTCGAATAAGATAGACGCTAATACACCCATCCAACCACCACATATCAATATATTAGGATTACTCATGTGACAGTGTTTACGAAGCTCATGGACCAACCACTCTTTTGATCCAAGCTGTCCTTTCCAGAAGCAATCCATCATACGATCTCGATCTTTTGCATCACGGATCGCACCAATCCAATTGGCTACTTCTTCTATATCTACCTTCATTTTACCTCTCCGTGGTACACTAGATAATCACCGATTTTTTCGATCTCCATCCAATTTTCTTTATCTAGCGTATTCTTTGTTGTGGGATCATGGTTTGAATAATATTGATCTATTACCATGATGTGATATCCCTTCCACATGCGAGTAGCTGGATAATGCTTCTCTGCATGAAGAGATAAAATAAGTTGATCTGATACCTCCACGTCATCAAATATGGCATCAGCAACTGTATAGGGTATGGTATATTTTAAAGCTGGATCCTTATCGTATATGTGCTTAACATCAATTATATCATTTAAATCGTATATTAAATTTTCCCACGCCTTACCTGGTCCAATGACAGTGCATTCATCGAATCCATATTCTTTTATTATTATTTTAATTAAATCCTTTACAGGCTGTTCACCGCTCATCATATGATTCCCATATTCTCTTAGCCCATCCACGGGTCTCATGTAGCTCAAATGCTAATGGTCTCTGTACACCATCACGATCATATAGCTTCAAATGTGATGTATTAAATATACAGCCTCGTTTATCTTTCTGTACTTTAAAGGGATCTAGCCCAAAGTTGTAATTATACCATAAACCTCGTTCCCATGTCAACACATTTTTCTTATGCCAGTGTTGATAGAATAAGTATTTATCTAATGACGCATACGTATAAAATGCTTCTTTTTGTCTCTTCCATAACTCATCAAACAATATCTCGCCATTATTATCTTGCCAACCGACAAATGAGCTATTGATATAACATGTCTGACCATGACCATAGAACTCCATAGGATCTTCGGCTCTATCCCAATTCCAATAATTCCATATAAACGTAGGCTTCTCAAGATCACGAGTTACCAAATCAGTGATGTCATTGTGTATTAGTAAATCTAGATCTAACCAGAAATTCTTACCTTTATTGAACTTCTTCATCAGACAAAGCTTCTCACGAGTGAATACCCTGTCTTTCGGATAGTCAAACAAATCAAATGAATTATAATCTAATATTTGTATTTCGGGAAGGATATCAGTAGCATCGTCTGTGATGCATGTAAGAGTAAACGGAACCTTACACCATTTTGTCAGGCTTCCGTGCAGTCTGTTTGGATATCTTGCATCATATTTGCTTCCCCACTTAAACGTGTAGAAGTTAAGCATACCACTCCTCAAATTCAGGCCATAAATCTAGTAGACATTTGTTTCTCAATTTATCCTTCTGCTTTAGGTATGCTATTCCCTCTAAGAAGTGATCATGATTGCGTTTCTCTGAGAACATTGCGCGACGCAAAGGCTCATGAAAATGTGGTGCTCTATATTTCATTCTCACTTTATCTGGTAGATTAATTGGCCTTAAAAACCTTGGCTCTATTAAATACATATGCGGCCATGTCCATCCTATTTCAGAATTTTCAATACAATATTCACCAAGTTCTTTGAGGTGATTCATATTTAAAAGCTGGATTGTTGGCTGCATTAGTGTTCTAAAATTTTCTTTAAATTTTTTCACATTAGCATCAAATTCTTCCCAGTTACATCCATCTCGAATATACTCACCATAACCACCAATTCCATCCATGCTTATATGTATCCGATGGTTTCCAAAATGCTTCATCGCCTTTGGTAGCCACTCTGGAAATGTGCTAGCATTCGTAGTTAAAGTCAACGTCATCTTTTTAGCATTTTTTGTTCTTGCTAAAGATTCTATACAATACTCAATATCAGGATGTATAAAAGGTTCTCCGCCAAGCATTTGCACTTCTTGCACGTTATCGCAGAGTTTAATTATATCCTCAAAATATGCTTCACGATCACCTTCTCCATAAGGATTTAATATAGCAGGAGATACTTTCTCCTCTGCAGCAATCTTAGAAGAAGAGCCTGGATAGCACATTACACAACGGAAATTGCAAAGGTTCCCCAGCATTTTAAATCGAAGATATGTTGGAGATGGTGGCATAGGCAAACGACCGACCATTCCATTACGAAAGATCCTCCTAGATTCTAACCCATTCTCTT